GATCTACAAGCAGCGGCTGATGAAAAGCAGTTCAACCAACAGCTTGCAGCTTACCGTACAGCCACAGCCCGACTAGCACAGTACATCGTGTCAGTAGGTCGTGCAGAAGTACGGGAGATGCAGACCACAGGTGAACAGGTCTTCAACGAAGAAACAATGGAGATGGAAGACGTTATGCACGAAGTTATTGTGCAGACAGCCATTGAGCCATTGGAGCCTACAGTCACACGCATGGTCTACTCTGAGGGTGACCCAATGGCAGAGCCTGTAGAGGAAACCATTGAGAACCCTCTGATTACGGCTGATGTGGCTGAACGTGCAGAAGCACAGGCTGTAGTCGATGGTACTCCTGCTGCTGTAGTTGAAGCTGCATAAGAATACGCTTGAGGTACCAACCGAAGAGAAACCTGAAGAAGAGTAATAAGGTAGGTTCTAATGTCCCGTGATCTAAGTAACATTACAATAGAGAGTATCTCTGAGGATGTCGTATATCCATTCTTTGCGACAGAACTAAGGTTTGACGACAACATCATTCGTATGTGGACAGGTCAGGGGACATTAGTTCTCGAAGATGAAACTGAATGGATTGGCCTTGGTCAACTCTTAAGTATATCCTCCATCGAAGAGACCTCAGAAATGGCTGTTAAGGGTGCTACAATTACCCTTAGCGGTATTCCCTCGGAGCTACTGTCTTTAGCCCTGAGTACCCCATACCAAGGTCGTGTCGCTAAGATTTACTTTGGTACATTCCTAAGAGATAGCCTACTCCAAGAGACAGGTAACTACATTCTCCTAGAGGGTGGCGGTAGAATTAACCTTGAGAGTATGTCAAAGGGCTTTAACGAGCTATTCTCGGGTTACATGGATCAGATGAACATAGAAGAGTCTGGGGAAACCTCAAGTATCGAACTTGCTGTTGAGAACAAGCTCATCGACTTGGAGAGAGCTAGAGTAGCTAGGTTTACCTCTGGTTATCAGAAGTCAATCTACCCTGATGACGATGGGTTAAACTTTATTGAAGACCTACAAGACAAAAAGATACCTTGGGGTAGAAAGACTGCGTAATGGTAACATATCAACAAGAGTTTCTAAGCCAAGTGCAATCCGACATAGAACCTTTGATAGAACTCCACTGGGAAGAGATAGCACTAAACCAAGATAAGATTAAGTTAAACCCTGACTGGGACGCATACTCTGACCTAGAAACACAGGGTAAACTTAATATATTTACAGCTAGAGAAGATGATAACCTTGTCGGGTACTTTGTCGTTATCTTAGGCACTAACATCCACTACAAAGATCATGTGTTTGCTAGTAACGACATTATTTACCTACACAAGGATTACCGCAAGGGTTTCGCTGGTATCCGCTTAATCAAGTTTGCTGAGAAGTGCCTTAAAGAAGATGGCGTATCTGTACTCCTGATTAACACAAAGACACATAAGCCTTTCGATAAGGTTCTGGAACGGCTGAAGTTCAAGCCTATTGAACGTGTATATTCTAAGTTTATAGGGGACTGACATGGCTATAACTGCCTTAGCAACTCTTGCTAGTGGTGTTACCTATACCGCAGCCGCTGGTTTTGCATTTTCCATGACTATGGGTACTTTCTTGACTAACCTTGCCCTTGGTGCTGCACTTAAGGCACTTAGTCCCAAGCCTTCTATAGCTGGAGCTAACCGTGGTTATCAAACTACAGCTATTGGCACAGCACTAGACCATCAGATTATCTATGGTAAGATGCGTGTTGGTGGCGCTCGTATATACGATGAAGCTACAGGTGATACTAACGAGTATCTCCACAGGATCATTGCTGTCGCTGGGCATGAGATTACATCTTTCGATAGAATCTATATCAATGATTCCTATGTTGACTTTGGTGATATTGACGAAGGTGGGAATGTATCCACAGTAACAGATGCAGATGGAAGTTCTTCTGATCGTTATGATGGACACCTTCGTATTAATTTCCACTTGGGGTCTCCAGATCAAACTGTGGATACAGACCTTGAAACAGAGTCTGCACACTGGACTAACACTTGTAGGCTCCGTGGTATTGCGTATATGTATATACGGATGAAGTATAATGCAGACGTTTATCCAGATGGTATTCCAGAGTTTACAGCCGTAGTCAAAGGTAAGAAGGTCTATGACCCTCGTACATCAACGACAGCATATACAGATAACCCAGCTTTGTGCCTGAGAGACTACCTAACAGCCTCCTACGGTGTAGCTGAAGACACAGCTAACATTGATGATGCTTTGGTAACTACTGCTGCTAACGTGTGTGACCAGACTAACACAATCGCTGGTACAACACGTTATACTTGTAATGGCTCGTTCACTACATCAGTTACTCCATACGACATGATTAATAACATGCTTACCTCTATGGATGGTAGCTTGTGGTATGCTCAAGGTAGCTGGAGAATGAAGCCAGCCTACTGGACTGCACCTGTGCTTGATCTTAACGAAGATGACCTTCGTTCTAACATAAGTGTATCTACACGTCACTCTCGTAGAAACAACTTTAATACGGTCAAGGGTACATTCCGTGGTGAAGAGAGTAACTGGCAGACCACAGATTACCCACAGGTAAATAGTCCTGCGGCTATTACTGCGGATAATGAACAAGTATCTACTGCTGACGTTGACTTACCATTCACAGATAACTCTATTGAAGCTAGACGTATCGCTAGAATTTCTCTGGATCGAAACCGACAACAGCTTGTTGTTAGTGCTTCCTTTGGACTAAAGACGCTACAGGTTCAAGTTGGTGATAACATCCGCTTGACTAACTCTCGTTTTGGTTGGACTAACAAAGAGTTTGAGGTTGTATCTTGGAACTTTGGGCTTACTGATGGACTTGACCTACAGACACAGATGACCCTACGGGAAACTGCTGAATCTGTGTACGATGAAGTTGACGATGGTGAAGCCTATGAGCGTGATAACACTACCCTACCTGACCCCTTTAGTGGATTAGCCGTAACTAATTTGGTCGTTTCCGGTGGTGGTCGTACCCAAGGTGACGGTACGTTTATTAACTCTGCTATACTGTCGTGGACTGCTGCAACAAGCTCTTTTGTATCACACTATGATATTGAGTGGAAGGCTTTGTCAGACAGTAGCTACTCAAGCACAACTACCCCCAATACAACTATAGAGTTATCTCCTTTAGTTGATAACATAGAGTACATCTTTAGGGTTAGGGCGGTAAGTATTAACGGTGTTAAGGGAGCATTTGTCACAGCCCAGTTTACAGGCGGTGGTGATGTAACGGCACCGGGTCTACCTACAGCTATTACTGCTGATGGTGGCTTCAGGTATATCACTGTTAGCTGGACTAATCCTGCTGACTCTGATCTGAACTTTGTTGAGATTTGGGAGAATACCTCTAATTCAACTGTTGGTGCTACTAAGGTTGGTGTGTCGGGCGGAGACGAGTTTATTCGTTCAAACTTGGGCATACAAGAAACTAGATACTACTTCCTGAAGTCGGTGGATTACAGTGGCAACACTTCTGCATTTACTACTGGTGTATCAGCGACAACCACATTTATTGATGACGATGACTTTGCTAATGGTGTCTATAGTTTGTTCACCGACCAAGGTTTATACGCCATTGAGGATGTTACATCTCTACCTGCATCTGGTGACTTTGAGGGTCAGAAGGTGTTCAACCGTACTGACGGGAAGTTGTATCAGTGGACAGGTTCCGTTTGGGAGCAAGTTGTCGGTGGTGCTGAGGACTTTAGTGACTTAACCGGGGCTATTGCTGGCGCTCAAATACCAGATGGTCTGATTGACACACTCAAGCTGGCTAATGATGCAGTAACAAATGCTAAGATTGCGACAAATGCAGTTACTTCTGATGTTATTGCATCGGGGGCTATAACAGAGACTAAAATATCTAGCGGTGCAATCACTACGCCTAAGATTGCCGCTGGGGCTGTGACAGCTTCTGAAATTGCCGCAGGGAGTATCACCTCAAGTCAAATTGCAGCGGATACGATTGCAGCGGGTAATATTGCCACTGGAGCTATCACAGCGGATGAGATTGCATCCAACGCTATAACCTCTGCGAAGATTACTGCTGGTGCTATCCTTGGTGATAAGATTGCTGCTAATGCAATTACAGGGGCCAAGATTGCAGCGGGTGAAATCACGGGTGACAAGATCACTGCTAACACGATCACAGGTGGTTTGATTGCTGCATCGGGTATCATTACAAACTCAGCGCAGATTACCGATGGTGTCGTGACTAACGCTAAAATAGAAAACGCTGCGATTACATCTGCAAAAATACAGGACTTAGCAGTAACCAGCGCAAAGATTGGGAGCTTGAGTGCCGATAAGATCACCGCTGGTACACTGGATGTAGCTAGATTGCCGGGGATTGGTGTGGCTGGAGCTACCACTGTAGATAGTTTCTTCAACACCTCTGGGACGGTTAATGTCACTGTGTCCTTTAGCGGAGTAACTACTGGATCAAGCATGATTGCAGTTATCACTGGTAGATTTGGGATGAGTAAATCTAGCCCCCAGATTAGTATAACCCCCGTAGGAACAAACGTAACATTAGCTCACACGCAATCAACTGGGGGGTTTGTCTCAGAAAATTCTAGTCCCATCACGCCGCATACTCACGCGGTCTCGGCTACAGCCACCTCAACAAGCGGCTCACTAGGATTTACGTTAAGTGGAACTCCTAGTGGCAATATGTATTACAGGGTCGCAGTTTCACTCCTGACGTTTAAGGCTTAATATGAGATACACATTATACAAATCAAACGGTCATTGGCTTGCAGATGTAGACTGCACAGGAGATGTTCCAACATTAGAGCTTAATCAGCAAGTCGTAAGTGGTGAGCATGGTCGAGACACAATGCTGATTGATGGAACTGTTTGCCCTGTTAGTGGTGATGCTCTTGTTGAATATAACGACAGTCTAATGGATGAATTAAGGTCAACTAGGAACCTAATGTTAAAGTCATCTGACTGGACACAAGTTCCAGATGCACCAGTGGATCAGGCTGCTTGGGCTACCTACCGTCAAGCACTTCGTGATTTACCCCAGAATACAGAAGACCCTTCGGCCCCACTGTGGCCTACTAAACCAGAATAAGGAATAGCTAATGCCCTACAAACTAGGTACACGCAGTCTACAGAACCTGTCAGGCGTTAACCCTGATATGGTCGCTGTAGTTAAGAGAGCCATTGAGATTACTGAGGTTGACTTTACGGTCATCGAAGGTATCCGTCACATCAACCGTCAACGAGAGCTACTCAAGGCTGGTAAGTCAACTACCTTGAACTCACGACATATCACAGGTCATGCTGTAGACATGGTTCCTTATCCTGTC